TTTTAGCTGTAACTTCGTCAGCACCTATAGCAGCCTCAACCCAACTTTGTACTTTAGCAGCATCAAGGTCTGCAAAGGCTACGAAACTAGATATACTATCTGTATCTAGCGATTGAGTTCCATAGACTCCTGCAGTCCAATACTCACCATCCGAATCTTTGTTAGTATCATCAGTTGCTGTTAGTCTCCAATGTACGTTATACACGACATCACTATTACTGTCTTTTGTTGGGAAAGTGTCGACAGTGTTCACATCCCATGCATAATTAATTGCCATTTTATTCTCCTTCTAAGGTTGTTATCCTATTTTTACTGCGACCAATGGTCTGCCATCATCCATAGTTGTCCAAATCTTTCCTACACATAATTGATACTCTTCAAAAGTAGGTGTTGGTTTTGCAACTGCTTGTATTTCTGTTCCGTTTGCTTGTGGATAAACATAATCACCTACGTTAAAACTACCTGTAATATTTACTGGTACTTGTCCACTAAATGCTATTCTGTCTACTTTAACTCTAGCAGCTTCCATTCTTGTTTCCCAATCTATAAAGTCTGCTGTTTTCTCACTTTTTGTATCATCTGTGTATTTAGGTTCAGGTTCTTTTTCTGTCCACCAAGTATCACCACCAACATAAGAAGGGTCAGTTGATTTAATTACAAAACTTTTTGCAGCACTAAATGTTTTAGTTAATTTTCCATCAGCATCTACACCACAAACTTCACCTTTAGCTATGTTTCCACAACTGTCAGACTTGAGCATATATTCAGCGTAGTCACTTCCGCTTGCATTTACAGTACCACCTGCATTAATTGACCTGTTATTACCTGTGTGTTTGCCTACATGTAAAGCTCCATGATTAGTGCTAAAACCTTCACCTTGTACGACAATCATAGTTACAGCTTGTGCATTAGAAGCTCCACCATTTGCTATAAAGAATGTGTCTCCATCAGATTCACCAGAACCATACACTAATCTTAAACCTCCTTTACCAACACCTGTGTTAGAAGTTGAACCTATACATAAATTTTTTGATGTGGTTATCCTCATAGCCTCATCATTTATGACACTAAAAATCATTCCTAAACCACTACTTGTTCCTTTTAAGTGACAACCTGTTGCATCATCAACAAAAATTTCAAAAGGTTTACCACCAGACCCTGTGTCTTCTAGTCGTAATGTTGCGATTCCATCTCTTTGAATTTCAAGTCCAGAGCCATTTGTAAAAGCAGGATTCGTAGCTCCTATACCTACGTTTCCAGACGAGTCAATTAAAAGAGCAGAGGTTATGTTACCTGTAGAGGGAGCGTTTGTAGCATTAGCCGTATATCCGATGTTAAATGCACCTGCCACAGTTTGATTTGCCGCAATTCCCCAATTTCTATGACTTGCATTTGAACCATAACTGACTAGACCTATGCCTGTTAAGTCGTTATCTTTTCCTTTGACTGTTAATTGAGGTAACCCAGTTGATAAATTACTTGCTTCTACTTCAACAGGGTAGTCAGGACTCGAGGTCCCCACGCCTAATTTTCCGTCAGCAGTAACACGAAGTCTTTCATTGCTATTAGTCATAAGATAATACGGGTGATTAGTAGCTGTTCCTGAATATGCTTCTGAACCAGAGCCGTTTACTACATTCGCAAAAGTAACTGTATTGGTTGTACTTTTCAAAACACTCGCTGCTACTGCTGATTTTTGCAAAGTAAGAACAGCATTCGAATCATGTGCTGTTGTAGACCCAACTGCCAAAAATCCAGAAGAATCAATACGCATTGCTTCTGAAACAGAGCTAGCACCATCTGCTGTGGTTGAAAAAACTATCCGACCAGGCATATCACCATCTCCTGGAGTTCCGTCTACTTCAAAATCTATACTTGCTGCATCTAAAAACTCATCTCCATCGTCACCTCTACCGACTATTGTTCCAAGTGAGTCACCGCTCTGTACTACTGTATGACTGCCAATAGTAGTATTTCTTGACCTATTAAAATCTAAAAGTGACCTATTACCACCTGCTGAACTTGAATGTGTAGCCATGCTTATACCACCGTACACATTGCCTGTAACTGCTAGTCCTAGTTGTTGATTAAGTCTTATATGACCTTGATTTTGAGTACCTAATAAAACATTATCATTACCACCATCAACAAACAACATATCAGCATTACCATTTGATTCAATTCTGAAATCTACGTCTGTACTATCCTCATTAAATACAGCACCTCCATTAGCAACTAAGGTAGTAAATGTAGCAGCAGCCGGTGTGTTTCCCCCTATAACAGAACTGTCAATTACAGCCCCATCTAGATTCATTGCTACGGATGTACCAGTAGCACTAAAGATAGCATCTACGCTATCAAGGTTATTATTGATTTTCGTTCCCCAAGTATCTGTACTAGCTCCTACCTCTGGTTTTACTAGACTTAAATTGGTTGTATTTGTATCTGCCATGTTTTTCCTCTCTAAGCTGCCTTATCGTTATCTAAATTTGTCCAAGTCGTAGACGGATTTGTTTGATCTGTCCAAGTCGCTGTGGCTGTCTGTTCCGTATAAGTTGCAGCTTGTACTACTTCTTCAGTCCATTTTAATCCACCAATAGCAGAAAGACTAGATGTTTGTGCAAGAGTAGCCGAACCTCTGTCAATCTGCCTTGCAACTGCGCTTACAGATGCCGATGCAGCTATTGTTGCTTCTGCTATAAATGTAAATCTTCCCGTAGCAGTCATGTTTGAAACTGCTGGGCCTATGACTACCCCACGATCTATTTGGGTACCTGTAGCCGTCATACCAGACGTAGCTGCTATAGTAGAAGCACCTAAATCTATCTGCCTACCTATTGCGCTGAGACTGCTTGATGCAGCGATGGTAGCTTCACCACCATGTATTAATGAACTTTCTGCTGTTACTGCTGATGTTGCAGCTATGGTTGACGCACCAGTTATAACAAAACGACCCGTAGCAGTGACAGCAGATGTGCCAGCTAAAGTAGCTGCACCTGTAATAACAAATCTACCGGTAGCTGTTACAGCCGAAGTGCCTTGTAATGTGGCTGCCCCAAAATGGTAAACAGGAGTACCCCAACGTCCTTTACCATAAATTCCAAACCCGTAGCCTACTGTGGCCATAAGTTTACGCTAGTGTTATATCAATGTCTCCCGCATCAAACCTAAATACATCTCCACTGCTTACAGTCTTACTAGCTGTAAGGTTTGCATAAGCAAGCAAGTTACCGCTTGATGAAGCATCAAATATACCTACTGCGACTACAGTTCCATAGTCTGCTGTAGCTGTCGGATATTCAACTGCTGCTGCGTTAGTTGCTGTGGTTGGGTTTGTGCCAGAAACATTGAATGTAGCTGTTTGACGTGCATAAGAGCCACCGCTCACCTCAGTTCCCCCACCGGTGTCTGATGGTGCACTTGTGAACAGTGCTACGTGCAAAGATGATGGTGCTGTAAAAGCGTTGCCACCAAAAACATGCTCTAATACTTTGTCCTCTAAATAATCGCTAAATCCTGACATAGTTTCTCCTAATTATTGAAATGATATACGTTTTTTCTCGCTTTACCATAAGTTCTTCGTCTTTGTATCAGTGAACCTTTACCAAACTCTGCTTTCTCTTGTTCTAGTCTCATTTCTTCTAGGGCCTTTTCAAATTGTCCAGTAAATAAAGGTACTCTCTCATCTTCCATAAGAAAGATAGATGCGTGTTTCAGTGCTCCATATAGGTAAACATCTGGATGTCCTGTAGAGACAAAGTTGGTTGTTTGTGAGTCGCTAAGTGCGTCTACGCTTCCATAGTAGGTAAGCTGTAATGTATAACTCGTATCTGGTGTTGGTGCTAACTCTAAACTTTTATCAACAACTGCAAAATATATTGGTGATCCTGTTACATTGTCATTAGCTTGTCTGTAAACGTCTAAAGATTCTATAGACTGTTGGAACAAGGGTCTAAAATTATTTGATGTTATTTCTACGTTGATAGCTTCTAACCAGTCTGTTGGCAAAGCTAGATACTGTGAGTCGGCAGTTGCGGTTGCTCTTTTGACCATATCTTTGGTTCTGAGCCTTCTGTTAAGTTCCGCTTCTGTATTGTCTATAAAAATATCTAAAAAAGATGTTAAATCTGATCTGTTTAGATAGTTTGCTATGTTTGTTTTAAGTTCTGAGTAAGTCATACTTTACCTTTCCAAGTTCTAAATGCTTGGTTATCAGGATCGTTCAGCCATTTTTTGAGGGCCTGTTTATCATTTATAGAACCATCCCTTACCATGCGTTGATATATTACCATAGGTATCTCGGCAACATGACGAAACTCTTTACCTGGTTGTTGCTCACTTAGGTTCTTACAGTGCTCTACAACAGGCTGTACGTTTTGTTTTTTGTGATAGACGATTTTATCGTCCTCAGTAGCAAAAACTTCTTCACCACCGATACTTGTGTCTATTATTGTTTTTCTAGTCATCTGTAGTATGTGGGGAGCTTATGCCCCCCACAAAACTATTTACTAACCAGCGTCAGTAGATGAAACTTTAA